GGATGCTAATAGGTTATGCTTAACGCACGTAGCCTTTAGCTGCTCCGCCATAGGTATCCACAGTTCTGTGCTGACAGGTTCAGCTAAGAACCAGTACACATGTAGCCCCCCACCGGAACTAATAAGTGTCGGGGGAGGTAATTCCGTTTTCTTACAGAAACCTTGTAGCGCGGCTATAGCCGCCATTTGGTCAGGGTAATCTTTGTTAGGCCCACAATCTATATCAAGAAAGAAGGACTTCAGCGTATCAACATTTGTGGCTTTACGGGAACTCGTATCCTTAAATGTAGCTAACGCGAAATACGTGTCATACCCTTCACTATCTAATTGTTCTGCTGTGGTTAATAGGACATCTATAGAGTCAAAGAACTTTTGTATACGTTTACCGTCTGTAGCATGTGATGCGAATATACAATAATAACCATCTTCTCCTAATGCCCTCTCTAGAAATTCCTTTGTTTCCATATCATTTCCTTTAGAGGGGAGTTGCTACAACCATACATCGTATTAACTCCTACACGGTAGGGGGTAGTGTAGGGGAAAATCGGGCTAACCTGGTTAGCCCGAATGTTTATAGAATAAAGATGTATGGTCGTAGCTATCGGTGCAGTTAGGCTATTCGTCCCAAGCGTCTACTAAAGCACCCAACTCGGCTTTCTTACTAACCTTAGCTGCTGCAGCCTTCTTCGGGACTTTTACTGGTTCTTTCTCTTCTTCCTCCACCTCTTCAATATCAATGCCATTAGCGAAGGGGCTAACATCTTCCGCTACCGCAAAGCCCTCGGCAGTATCAAAAGGTGACCGGCTTTCGAGTAAGGCATATTTGATAACCTGCACTGCCCGTAAGCGCAGCGATACCCCTGTACCCATACTGGCATTATAGGGTGTAAAAGATACGGCAATGTTAACAGTACTGCCGGTTGTTAGCATAAAGTCTGCATCTAACTCGGTATTCCGTGAGTCATACTGCGTAGGTTTACGTGTAACCTCTTTACCATACGCACCTTTTAATGAGGCTTTAAAGATAAACGTACCGTCATCATCTTTCTTGAAGGGGTTATCAAACTTTTTGGGCCAGCTATCTTGTGTAGCTGCTTTAGCCTTATAGGCATCCAGCATCGCACCCCATAGTTCGTTGGCGCGGGCTTTATCCATACGAAAACTTATTTCGTATTTAGCCCCATCGTCGAATGCGTCACAAGGTACCGACCTTTTTTCATTATTATCGTACCTGTAACAGCCATTAATTCTAGGCCATAGGGCTTCTACGTCGTTGATGCGAAACCCAGTGCTAACTTCAGCCATGATATTCTCCTAATTTATGTTGATTGAAACCCGTCTACTTCAGAGAACGGGGATATACTTACGTTATTGTAGGGCGTAAATTCTAACGTAATAGCGCGTATAGTGTCTATATTACGCACCATGCCAGAAGCTACGGGCAACTCTTCTTCTGTTAGAGGTCTCTCTGGTTTAAAAAAGAGTTTAGGTGTAGGGCTGTCACTATCGAAATACATATGTGTGACAACCGCTACGGGTGGTGTATCCATTTTTTTAAGGAACCTAGCGTAGGCTTGCAGGGGTAAATTACCGCCCCGTGCCTCCCCAAAAACAGATGTAGCAGGTAAGCGTAATTGGTACACCTTAGACATATCTTCTTCTGGTAATATGGCTACCCTCTGCGAAAACCTGCACGCTCGGCTAGTGCCGTGACCAGAGCCACGAATATTATACTTACAGTCCATGCACCGTGCCGATTGGCGTTGGTGCTTTGGTACATCAGGCGACGGTACTTGCGTATCAGCCGACCAGCATGTAGGGGAGTTTAGTTTATCTGGATCATAATTCTCCTCATAATAAGAACGGGAAATAGCAGCGGCGTTAACTATTACGCCGTGGTAGGTAGGGCTTTCGGACGTATCATCCCTAAAAACCCTATCATGTATATCTAGACGTAGCACAGCCCCTATAAATCCTCGTCGGGGTCTAAATCAAAATCGGTAGGTGCTTCGTCTAAGTTAGTCTCAGGACTAACTATTTCCTCTTCTACTGAAGACAAGGCAGTTACTACGTCAGGTATCGAAAACCTGTATGTGTTACCGACCTTAATATAAGTAGAAGAAGGTATATGGTTACGTCTTATCCATCCGCGCACTGTAGATATAGATACACTAAAGTGCTTGGATACGTCTTCGATGGGTACATACGCTGGCGTGCTCATTACTTTTTCCTTACAGATATCGAATATTCACTATCCGCGTTGAGTCCTTGAGGCATACTCTCAGGGTTTTCCTCAAGAAATTGTTTTACGTTGCCTTGGTTTAGGCTCTTAGAAAAGAACTCAGGAACACTATGTTCCAATATAAATTTATACATACTCTCCCAATCGGAGGTCCAATAACGGGTGCGTACAGTTTTATAAAAGAGTCCTTCGGAGGTACGAACACTCTCAACCCCATGCTCTTCGCAGTGGCCTAGGAGTGCCGCTTTAATCATTTCTTGCTGGGTTTTAAGCCTACCGTCCTCCTCCTTAAATTCGGAAGACAGTACACCACGTTTATCTTTTATCTTTAAATAGACCCTAGTTAATCGCTCTAGGTCTATATTACCGTTGTCCATATAACATGCTCCTTGTGTAAGGGAAGTGCACTTTAGTGTTATATGGTGGGCTAGTCAAGCAATTCGTTATATAAATCTAGTATTTGTGTGTGGATATCTATTTTATTATCTAGCAGATTGTATACGTGTCTTTCTATTAGTGAACCTTGTAGTTGTACCACTGTGCACTTGTGCTCCTGCCCAGCTCTATGTACGCGAGCGTTAGCCTGTAAATATGTTTCCAGAGAACTAGTAGGCCCCCACCACACCACTGTATTAGCAGCGGTTAGAGTAACCCCGTGTGCGGCGGCGGCTGGCTGGATTATTAATACCTGCGGTTCAACTTCGTTCTGGAAGGCTTTAAAAATCTCGGTTCGGTGTGGTGCAGATACACTACCTTGTATGATGGCGTTGCTTATACCGTCACTATTTAATTTACCCGCTAAGATGTTTATTGCATGCCGAAATGGGACAAACACTAGAACTTTCTGGCTAGACTCATCAATAACCTCACGAAGAACTTTATACCTATGCTTTACGTCGAACTCTAACGCGTCACCGTTATCGGTATATATTGCACCGCAAGATATCTGGAGTAACTTATTCATATTAGCCGCAGCGTTTACGGCTGTTATCTCCTCCCCTGCGGCTTGCATAACCATATGTTTCTTTAGTGCACCGTAATATTTCTTCTGTTGTTTAGTTAACTCTACCTCTCGTTTCGTGTACACCATGTCTGGTAGGTCAAGGCAGTCTTCTTTGGTAAACCGCATAGCTGGCTGTAGTACATTAAATACAGTATCGCTAGCACTGTCTTTTGGTATCCACTTGAAATTAGTTACCTTATACATAACCATATCGCGGAAAGATCCATAGAACCTTGGAGTATTCTTAGGATTAACAAGTTTGGCTAGACCATAAGCGTCTACCGGACTTTGTGCCGCTGGTGTTCCCGTCATCATCCACAACCATGTATCAGGTCCGATGAGTTTATTAAGGGTTTTCCACCGCCTAGTTTGTGCGTTCTTATAGTGGGTAGCCTCATCTGCAATTATGAGATCGAAACCCCCTTCGGCTATGGCGTCGGATACTATTTCTACACCATCATAATTTATGATAACATAATCTGCCCCACCAGCTATTATAGCTTTACGCTTCTTGGCTGGCCCATACGCAACATCGACACTACGGTGCATGGCAAAGGTAAACAAATCTGCACGCCACGCGCTATCCATTATTGATAGTGGGCATATAACTAGTACTCGACGTATGATGCCCTGCTTTAACAGAAAATCAGAAGCCCAGATAGCCGATGCAGTTTTACCGGTGCCTTGTTCGTTAAAACAAAATGCCCGTTTATTCATGGTCAAGAATGCGGAAGTAGTTTTCTGATGTTCAAAGGGTTTATGTTGCCCCGGCCATTTGTACTGCCCGGTTATGGGGGAGGGGGCCTTTATGTTAAGGTCTTTCAGAGCATGTGTCTCTTCCACACCCCAATTTACTAGAACTTTGTTACCGCCTACATTGCTACTTTTCTTTATAGCACTGGTGATTACTTCTGGATGCTCTGCGGTGAATAGTAGTGCTTTATCTTTTATTATTTGCACCGATATCTCCTATGTTTTGTTGGCTTCTAGATGAGGTGCTGGGGTGCATATTGAACTAGGGGAGATGCACCCCAGCTATAGAGCGCGTGGTCGGGGGAAGCCTTTCTTTGTTAATCGCGCCCTATTACGTTAGGCTTTACGCCTAATAGCTTTTTTCTTTTGGCCGTTTCGGCTGCGGTTCTTACTGGGGGCCTCTAGCTTAACTCCGTCCTTATTAGAACCGCCCTTACTCAATGCCTTGTTATGACTAACATCTTTACCTTTTCGGTAACTCTTACCTTTTGTCTTGTCTATTTCTCGCCTAGCACGCTGCCGTTCCATACGATTAGGATGCTCACCTCGTTCTTTCTGCTTCTCGTATTCTTTTTTATAAGGCCGTTTCGTCTTGGTGTATGCCATAGTCTAATTCCTACCGTTGTACGCACATTCGGTTACGGCGCAATGGTTTCTACATAGCCCACTAGGTTTAGCATTCCAGACATCGTGTGTATAAGCGCCCTTTAATTGACCGAATGAATTGAGCCACTTATCCCACAGAGCATCTTCTTGATCCTTATTATACGAACTAGTTATCAGGTCATTAGATACAACAAACATCAATGCCGCTCGTACTACTTCTACTTCAGGAAAGTGTTTAAATACCGCCATAGCCATCAACTCTAGCTGACCCTTGTCAGCATACCTAGCGGATTTCCCTGTTTTGTAGTCTACCACCCAAGCTACATCATTATCAATTATTAGTAGGTCTGCTATACCTCGGAACCATACAGCCTTATCAGAGAACCCACAGGCTTCTAAGTCTTCGGTTAGCCCTAACTTGTATTCACATAACTTATTACCGCGCTTGGCTATCAGGTTATCTATTGCTGGTATAGCGTAATCAAATTTACC